TGAGTGGAATGGTCCTGATGCTCAACCGACTGAAGCTGACCTTCAAGCCGCTTACGACGCTGCTGTCGTCAACGTTGCTCTTTCTGATCTTCGTTCTAAGCGCAACCAACTCCTTACCGAAACCGACTACCTCGCTCTTGCTGATTCAACCCTGACCGACGAGATGCGTACCTACCGCCAAGCACTCCGCGATCTACCGGCTAACACCGTGGATCCGGCTAACCCCGTTTGGCCTACTAAGCCAGGAGGAAACTGATGAGCAGAATTAACGTAGCTAATTTTAGACACCCTGATGGGACGAGTGACAACATTAACCTGGATAGTTCTGGGCGGGTTGGGGTTGGCACTGCGAGTCCTGGTGCGCCGCTAGCTATCCAAGCTAATAGCACTGCGGAAGGTATCGAAATCCTAGGAAGAGCTACTGATGGTATTGGTGAATTTGCTTTTTTTGAGAACGACGGAACCACTGAGATCGGTCGGATTCAAGCAAGGACTACAGAGCTTCAATTTAGAGCGCGACAATCTGGGCAAAGTATCGTATTTGCAGCCGGTGGCATAACGGAAAGCGCTCGCATCGACAGCTCCGGCAACCTCAAGTTCAACTCCGGCTACGGCTCAGTCGCCACGGCTTATGGCTGTCGGGCGTGGATTAACTTTGACGGTACATCTGGATCAATCGGTACTGGGCGAGCGTCGGGAAATATAAGCAGCGTTACTGATAACGGAACTGGCAACTATACAGTGAACTTTGCGACGGCAATGCCGGATGCAAATTTTGCCGCCGTTATATCAGTAGATGGCCTACCTGAGTTTGACCCTACCGTCTATATTTTCACTACTTCTAGTTTTAGCATAGTTATTTACGATGCTGGCGCTTATCGTGACAGAAGCATTGTTTGCGCTGCCGTTTTCCGCTGAGGTAACACCATGAAAATCCTCTATCCCAATCCCGAAGGCGGCATCTGCGTCATCCACTCAACCGGCGAACTTCCCATCGAAGACGTTTGCCAGAAGGATGTTCCCGCTGGTGTCCCTTACCTGATCGTCTCCGAAGACGACATCCCTTCTGATCGCACCTTCCGTGGCGCTTGGGAAGCTGACTTCAGCAACCCTGACGGCTACGGCATTGGTGCTGATTCCTGGTTTGCCGCTAAGGCAGCAGCCGAAGCAGCAGAACAAACCGAGGAGGCATCCGAATGATTACTATTAACTTAGACAAAGCCAAGGCAATCGGTCACGACAAGCGACGTGCTGCTCGTGCTGAAGAGTTCAAGCCTCACGATGAGGTTATTATGAAGCAGATTCCTGGTGCTGACTCTGTTGCAGCTGAAGCGGCACGAGCTGCTATCCGTACCAAGTACGAACAGGTTCAAACAGCTATTGATGCTGCTACCACACCCGAAGACATTAAAACTGCTTTGGGTATTTAACCTTTACCCCTTTTAGAACAATGATTGCACTTATCCGTCCGATCCTTTTCACCTTTCTTGGTTCTAACCAAGTGAAGCGTCTGATCGTAGACCTGCTTAAGAAGCTGTCTGAGTCCACCGACAACACTATCGACGATAAGGCTGTCGAATTTATTGAGAACGGACTCTTCCCGAAGCAATGACCATTAAACTCCGTGATGTAATCAAGTATTACCAGGGGTTACCTAATCAGAATCGCGCCCTTGTTGCCCTAGAACGTCTTCTGGGTGATGAGGGCCTTTCTGAGGACCAGGAATGGGTCAAAGCATGGCGAGAGCCTGCCCCCCTGGAGCCAAATACCACCTTTAATAACACCTGGGAAGGTATTGAAGCAGCGGCAAAGGTCGCTGGAGCTAAGTTTCCTGAGGTTGTTGCTGCTCAATGGGCTCTTGAGAGTGCATTTGGCACCGCACTGTCGGGAAAGAACAACTTCTTTGGGATTAAAGGTACCCCTGGTACTCTCAAGACCACTTGGGAGGACTATGGAAACGGTCCTGTGACCATTAAAGCTACCTTTAAGGACTTTGCAACCCCCTATGACTGCGTAGAGCACCTTGTTCGGCAGTGGTACAAGGATTATAAGGGGTACAAGGGTGTCAATCGCGCTGAATCACGAGAGGATTGTGCTTATCTTCTGAAAGCAGAAGGTTATGCTACTGATCCAATCTACCCACAGAAACTAATCAACCTGATTAAACAGTACGACTAATGGCACAAACACCTTATCACGACGGTGATTTCCCCGACATCTCCGCCTTTGCTTACGATGACTTTGCCGTGGGCTTTACTGATGCCCAAGGTATCGAACATCGTCGTCTTCTTTGGCAACACGCAGGCAACGAAACCGAGTTTGAGTTTTGTGGAGAGGGCCGTCTTTACCCAGCTATTGTAGACCCAGGTACTCCTGCTAATGATCGTCCTGCCTTTTACGGTGTCGATATTGATGATGCCAATGGGTACTGGTCGCGCTCTGCTATTCATCTGACTGCTGCTGCCCCGATTTGGCTGGGTTAAGATGACTGAGATTGTCGTCTCAGCAACAGTAGCAGTTGCCACCGGTATTGCTGCTTTTGTCAATCGCATTCATTCCCGAATCAATCGCGTCCATGAGCGTATCAATGCTATGGACAATCGTATCGATAATTTTGAAGTTAAGATTGTTAGTAACTACGTTGCTAAGGCTGACTTTGAACGTGCCCTTACAAAAATTGATAGCGGAATGAATCGCCTTGATGAAAAACTAGATCGTATTCTCATGAGAGGCCATGACTAAACAACGAGCATCTGAGGATATGTTTAACGAGCTTCACGGGCTTGTTACTATTGAACTTATCCAACGAATCAAGTCAGGCGTAGCTACCACCCAAGACATTAAGGCAGCTGCTGACTGGCTTGCAAAGAATAACATTACTGGCCTTCCCGTCTCTGGTTCGCCTCTTGCGGAGCTGTTTGCTGCCCTGCCTGAGATTGAAATTGAAGACGTAGAACAGGTCATTTTCTGATGCGTAAATCAGCAAAGTACTACGCCAAAAACCCAGAAGCAGCCCGTAAAAAGGCAGCTTACCAACGCAAACTAAATAAGAAGCCTACCGTGAAAAAGGCTTCCGAAGAGCGGTGGTCTGAGCGTAGACGGCGTGGAATCGCCGGGAAGGGAGGCCCCGACCTTTCCCATACCAAAAAGGGGAAAATGGTTCTTGAGTCACGAGCCAAGAATCGCGCACGCAACGGCCACAATGGCAAGAGTACTAAAAAATGAACAAAGGTAATGCCAAACCACCTGGCCTTTACGCCAACATGAATGCCCGTAAAAAGGCTGGTACATCTCGCTCTAAGAAGAACTCCACCGTTTCTCCGAAAGCCTACGCCAATATGAAAGCAGGCTTTCCTAAGAAAAAGAAGAAGTAAACCACCGAAGAGGACCAATGCCTCTCAAAGACCCTTCTGCCTACCTTTTTCACCTTAAGGCCATGACCTCCTCTGATGCAAAACGGATGTGGCGAGCTGCAATTAAAGAAGCCTGGAATAACCAGTGTGTCTATTGTGGCGCCACCGAACACCTGACCTTAGATCATGTTCAACCAAAAGCAAGAGGGGGTCACGACACCACCAACAACGTTGTATGTGCTTGCCTTTCGTGTAATCAAAGCAAAGGCTCATCCCATTGGCTTAGCTGGTGGGTAGGTCAAGACACCTTTTCTCTTGACAATTTTTCCAAAGTCCTTTCGTGGACTACTGCGTAAAACTTTTTTAAATTAGAAAAATGGCTACTAATCCTGCTGGTGCAGCTCCTGCTTACGGTAACTTCACCAATACTCCTGCTGCTGTTGAAAGCTACACCCATCGTAGCGACACTACTGTTAATACCCCCGACGCCTCGTATACCGTGGCTGAGTTGGTTGCCCTGATTAATGCTGCTGTCTACGCTGCTGGTGCTGTTGATGGCACTGGCTTCGGTAAAGCCTCTCGCTGAGGATAAGGTAGATGGCTCCTCAAAAAAGAAGTAAGGCAAAGAAGCCTGCTGAAACAATGCGCCAAAAGCAGATGCGTCTGCGGCGTGAAACCGGTGCTAAGAAACTGGAAAAGGGTCCAGCTACCGTTCGGGGTGGTCAAGCTCCTGGAGCTGGTCGTACCGGTTCTGCCCCCAAACCTAAGCCTGCTTCCGGTGGTGGTGGAACTATGGTAAACCGCAATAAGCCTACCATGCGTAAGCTTGCTGCAAAGGCTGCTCAAAGCCGTAAGGCTGCCTCTGGTCGTCCCCTTGTTCGTAAAGCCGAACTGGCAAAAGCGGCCAAACCCAGCATTAAAGAAGGCGCTAAGAAGCTGCGTGTTCCTGGTGATTCCGGTCAGGTCCGGGCTGCTCAGGCTCGCGGTAAGGCAGAAGTAAGGAAAGCTGTAGCTCGTCGTGGGGCTGTGGCTGCTAATCGCCGTATGGCTCGCAAACTTGCAGTGTCTGGAGCTAAGCGTCTTCTTGGTGGTGCTAGCAAACTGGCTACTCGTGGTGCTCTTTTCTATGAGGGCATTAAAGCAGATAACACCGCAACTGGCACCCTTGAGGAAGCCAAGAAAAAGTACGGTGCTAAAGCCATTCGTCCAGAGCCTCCTAAAAAAACTCCGCCTAAGCAACTGAGTGCTGGTGCTAAATCATTTGATAAAGCATTTGCTAATGCTCGGAAGTCCGGCGCTTCGACCTTTACCTGGCGTGGTAAAAAGTACACCACAAAAATGAAATAATTATGGCTGGACTGCGTAAACCTACTGTTGGCAAACAAAAGCCTCTTCCTAAGGCTAAGCCTGTTTCTACTAAAAAACTTTCTACTAAGAAAGCTACTACTTCTCAAATGACGCCCAGTGATCGCCAAATTTTGCGTGATTACGCCAAGACTCTTAAACAAAGTGGAACTCCCGCTGCTGCTAAAGAGCTTGATCGTATGAATAAAATGTACGCTAAGTATGGCATGTCATTTGGCAAACTTCCTGGCGTTTAACTATGCCCCTGAAAAAAGGTAGCTCTCGTAAAACGGTAGCCCAAAACATCCGCAAGATGATGAAGGAAGGTTACCCACAAAAACAAGCTGTTGCTGCGTCCCTTTCTTCTGCTCAAAAGAGAAAGAAGCGTAAGACGCGCTGAGCGGCACCTAGGAGGCTCTCTAATGGGCCTCCACCCCTTTTTCCGTATGTTTCCCTTATGACCAACGTAGAAGCCCCTTCTAGGACCGTAGAGCAGCGACTTACGGATTCGTTTCCTCTTTTTCTTTCTCTTGTATGGAAGTCGCTAGACCTGCCTCCTCCAACAAGGGCACAAATAGCCATTGCTCAGTATCTTCAAGGTGGACCAAAACGACTTCAAATCCAAGCGTTTCGAGGGCTTGGTAAATCATGGATCGCTGCTGCCTTTGTTCTGTGGACGCTATGGATCGACCGTGATAAAAAGATCCTTGTTATTTCTGCGTCTAAGCAAAGAGCTGACGACTTCACTATCTTCTGTCAAAAATGCATTCTGGAGTTCGACTGGCTGGCTCATCTCCGTCCTATGGATGATGATCAACGGTGGTCCCGAGTTTCATTTGATGTTGCCGGTTGTAAACCCGCACAAGCTCCGTCAGTTAAAAGTGTTGGCATCACCGGGCAAATCACTGGTAGTCGAGCCGACCTTATCGTATTCGACGACGTTGAGGTTCCCGCTAACTCTGCTACCGACCTCATGCGTGAAAAGTTGCTTCAACTGGTCACTGAAGGCGAGTCCGTTCTTACACCAAAGAAAGATTCTCGTATCGTGTTTCTCGGCACACCACAAACAACCTTTACTATTTACCGCACACTACGAGAACGGAACTATCGACCTTTTGTCTGGCCCGCACGATACCCCAAAGACCTTACCGGGTATGACGAGGTACTAGCACCACAGCTGGCAAAAGATATTGAAAGAGACGGACACGAAGCACTTTCTTGGAGACCAACCGACACACGCTTCTCCGAGATTAACCTACTGGAAAGGGAAACCAGTATGTCCCGGAGTAACTTCATGCTCCAGTTCATGCTGGATACGAGCCTGTCGGACGCCCTTAAATTTCCTCTTAAGCTCAGCGACTTT